CTCGACTTGGGTTACGGGTATTCGTCAGCGCTCAGGCCTTGCGAGAAGTGAGGGCTGACCAATAACTGCAGGCATGAAAAAGCCCAGTCGAAACCCGGCTGTGTTGCACTCTTAAAACGCCACCCGAATGTAAGAGCCTGGCTGTGCGGGCGTGCCCGTCTTTGTTTACTTGTGCATGGTTAAGTCCTCCGTTTTGAGCATTAGCAGGGAAGGTGGGATGCAGGTGTCCAGCGTCTGCTGGGTTGGCGTCCGCATCGGTCTGTACTCAGGCTGGCTAATGCCGAAGATCAGACCGATACGACCTGGTGCTGGGGAGTACCAGGGGCTCGGGCAGTTAGCGACAGGCTGTCGTGGCGCTGGTTGATTCGGGTTATACGGTCAGTTCAAGCGCTTCGGCGCGGCGCACCAGGCGCATCTCAGCAAAGCGGCGTTCTGAGGGGCGGCGGTCGCGGCGCGACATTTCACTGTCTGTAGCGGCGTGCATTGCGATCAGCCCGGCTAGTAGCAGGCAGAGCGGGGTGATGATCTGCCGGCGCATCGCTTCGGCGACCATCGCGCCCTGGCGGTGAACGCCAAGCTTGTACATGGCGCAGGCCAATCGCTTGACCACGGTGCCCGGCGCAATGTCGAAGGCTCTGGCGATTTCTTTGGCGGTCAGTCCCTGGGCAACTGACAGCACGAATTGCAGTTCCCGCGGCGCAAGGCCTCGGCCGAGGTGGCCTTTCCATGCACCGTCTACGATTGTCGATTCCATGATGTCTACTCGGTTGTTTTCCCGATGCACCCGGCAAGCCAGGTGCAGCAGCGAAAGTGCCCGTGAAGCGAACAGGCTCGCTAATGGCGAGAGCCTGGGGTTCTTGCTCACCGTCTTACCGAGGCTGATACGGCGACACTCAGGGAGGCTCAAGCCTATGAATGTGCTAACGGCCTTTCCCGTCCGGCGTTTTGTAGCTGTTGGTTGTTAAAGAGCGTTCCGGTTACCCGAGCCCTGTTGGGGGCCTATCGAGGCTGTTCGGCTGCTCGATGAGGCAAAGATAAGTCAATGCCTATTTTGTGTAAATAGGCATTGGCTAATTATTTTTCTGTGGACGTGAAAAAGCCCGCAGAGGCGGGCTTCGGTTTGTTGCTGGAAACAGGCGCTCGGTTGGCTGGTTTGTCCAGCCAGGCGGGCCTCAGCCGTACAGCTTGGCTGTCGACTTCAAGGCGTCGGTATGCAGAAAAATATCGTCCAGGGTTTCAATAGGGTGCCGAGTTTCTTTTTTATCAGCGTCGAACAGGCCGAGGTATTTTTGCGCACGGTTGAAGTGGAGGCGGGCGATGGGCTTTCTGTTGTTGTCATCAAGAAGAATGCCGAAATAGCTTTGGGTGTCACGAGCAACGATGCGCTTGGCATCAACCTCGGTACGCACAATCGCTTTGACGATGTTGTAGCCTTCGGTTTCTTCTTCAGTCGTAACAATCAGATCCTTCTCTTCATCTGCCGGGAGTTCAACCTCTGGTGTAAGAGAGGGCGTCACGGGCTGACTTGAAAACAACGGCTGAGTATTACCGCTGATAGCGGACTTGAGGCGTTCGTTAATTTGGTCACCCAGAAATTGCGCTGTGGCCTTTCTGGTCAGATGGCCGAACTGCTCGCGGACTTTTTGAGTAATGACGCCATCGTAAATTCGCGAAGCGAAAAGCCTTACGAAATCATCGTCAGGCTCATTGAATTGAGCCGCCAGGATGCGTTTGATCTGGCCGACATATTTGAGTTCGCCTGCGGCGCTGATGATGGAGTCCACATCAAACGCCGATTTTGTCAGCTTTTGCAGCTCAGGGATGGCGTGCTCGTCGATGTTCAGGAGGTCGAGCTCTAGAAAGGGCTTCTCGTCCATTTTGTTCGGGGCGTCCAGGTCGGTGAAGAACTTGTAGACCTGGCCGTTTGTAAGGATGGAGATGCGTGCGCTTGTAACATGGAAGTAGCGGAAGAGCTGGCCGGCATGGTTGATGTTCAGCGGCTCACCGATTTTCTTGCTTTCAATGAGGATCTGAATGGCACCATCTTTCAGGATGGCGTAATCAACCTTTTCGCCTTTTTTCGTGCCGATATCGGAGGTGAACTCAGGCACTACTTCAAGTGGGTTGAAAACGTCATAACCCAGAATGGACTGGATAAAGGGCATGATAAAAGCATTTTTAGTTGCTTCTTCGGTTTGAATGGCTGCGCTCTGTTGTCGAATTTTTGCCGCTAATCCTGCGAGCTTTTCTTCAAATTCCATGATTCCCTCCCCAGGGAAAAATTTTCTACAGTTTGCGAGCATTCCATGCGAGAAGAACCCTTGCCTGGATATGGACGCGTTCGAGTTGTGCGCCTTCAATCACAATTGCCGGATAAATCGGGTTGTCAGAAATCATTCTCAGCGAGCCGCCGGTCATTCGCTGCAGCCGCTTGATGAACAGGTCGCCATCCAGGGTGAAGACGTAAATCGCGTCGGTACGAACATCTGTGATGCCACGATCTACAAGTAAAGCATCCCCATTGCGAAAGGTGCCTTCCATGCTGTCGCCGTCACCATCAATGATGGCGAGGTTTTCAAGTTTGGAGAAGTTAAGGCCCTGGCTCTTCAGCCAGTCAACGTGGACGGTGATGTCCCGGATAACTTCAATATTGTGTTCAGGTGGTGCGCAGCCAGGCCCCATTGATGCAGAGACGTCGAAGTGGGGAATGGTGACGAAACTGATATCGGCGCTTTTTCTGCGGGAGCTGATAGGGATCACGTTGCTTTCCTTTTCGTCCCTGACGACATTGCTGTCAGCCGGGTTCGATATGGATAGAAACTCGGTCACACGATCGCTCAGGCCCCAGTGCGATGGCTTGGCCACATCTGAAAAGTAGTCCATTAGCTGCATGAGCTTGGACTTGTCTATTCGCCCCGTCTTCACCCAGCCCTGGACAGACGGAGGCGCCACGCCGAAATCTTCGGCGAGCTTCTTTTTTGAAACACCTTTGGCGAGTCGAGCTTGCTCGATGGCTGCGCCTAATTCTTTACCTGTAAGCATTGCCTAATTAAGCCTATCAGCAGGTTGAGTAGGCAATAGCTTGTTCGTGATTAGCTAATGCCTTATATTTGCCCGGCGATCTAACGGAGAACATCCATGACACCAGCACAAGCAGCTCGGGAGGCGGCCCGCATCGTAGGGAGCCAGACCGATCTGGCAAAGCGCCTTGCCGTCTCAGCCCCGACTGTCAGTCAGTGGTGCTCTGGCGACCGGCCAATTCCCCCACCAAGAGCTCTGCAGATCGAAGCTTTGACAAAAGGCCAAGTAAAACGCGGCGACCTTTGCCCATCGTTTCCCTGGTCCGAGATGGTCGCGTAGTTCAGAGATTCGATTGTCAGGCCATTTGGCTCAAGAGAACAGCACCTCGGATTAGCTGTTAATCCATCCAGTTACCAAATCGCAGGCAAAAAAAAGCCGGTGGCTAGACCGGCTTCTTCACAACTTCTTTCGGGGGCCATTATGTGCACCATTTGTTCATCACGCAACACCGCTGACGTGATACCTCGCCTTGCACCCTTACATGCCACGACCACCGCACAGGAGGCCGTGTAATGGCCCGCATCCGCACGATCAAACCCGAGTTCTGGACCAGTGAACAGGTCATGGAATGCAGCCCTTTGGCACGCCTGTTGTTTATCGGCGTGTGGAATTTCTGCGACGACGCGGGCAACCACCCAATGTCGGCCAAGACCCTTAAGGCACTGGTGTTCCCAGGTGACGACATCACCTCGGCGAAAGTCGCTGAATTGCTCGCCGAGCTGTCAACGAATGGGCTGATCGATCTCTACGAGGTGTCGGGCAAAGAGTACCTGCACGTCAACGGCTGGAAGCATCAGAAGATCGACCGACCGACGATCAAACACCCTGCATATCGACTGACTATCGACGCTGACTCGGAGAATGCTCGACGAGCCCTCGCCGAGGAACCGCCAGAGCCTAGACGAGCCCTCACCCCCGGAAGGGAAGGGGAATATAAGGGAGAAAACCCACCCAACGCGCATGAGCCGTTCGACCCTCGCGAAATGGTCGCCATGACCCTGGACTGGTTGCCCGATCCAGAAACCCTAAAAACCTATGCCCTTCACGTTGGCCTGTCTGGCGCTCTATTCACTCCAGCGGTGATTGCCCTGTTCACCTGCCACTACGAGCCGAAGGGTGTGATCAACACCCAGGCCGAGTGGGTGAGCATGCTGGTCAAGTGGGTGCAGCGTGATCAGGTCAAGAGCGCCGGAACCAACGTTAGCCGCTTCCCGGGCAAGCCCCGAACTGACGAACCATTTGACGACGAAGATACCGACTGGCTGCATCAGGAGGCCACCCAATGAATCAAGTTTCAGTAATCGCTACCGGCCTGTGGGCCAAGGTGCAGAACGGTGAATTCATTGCTGCTGGTGAGAGCGAAGCCGTTAAGCCAGCTGCCGAGCTATCCCATGCCACGGCCAAGGTCATCAACGGTCTGTTCCGTGAGCTTCGCTCGATCTTCCCAGCGTGGAAGCAAGCGTGGCCGGATATGGCGACCTACAAAGCGGCCAAACAACAGTGGATGCAAGGGTTTCTTGAGGCTGCGATCTGCAGTACAGAGCAACTGCGTTTTGGTCTGATGCGTGCTCGCCAAGCGAAAAAAGACTTTGTGCCGCACGTTGGTACGTTCATCGAATGGTGCACCCCCACAGCGGAAATGCTGGGCCTGCCGAGGTTGGCAGCGGCTCACCGCGAGGCTTGCCGTAACGCGCATCCGTCGATGGCCGGCCAGGCCAAGTGGTCTCACGATGCGG